AGTACAGGAACTGGCAACAGATGATATAGCCAGTTCCGTAATCAAGCAAATCAATAACTTATGAGGATTGAATCATGTCATTAGCTACTCCAGAAATTGGTACTTTCGGTTTGATCTGTTTTGATACGGTCCTCCCGATTGATACCAGTTCCATTCCGATTGAGATCATCCTGCCGGAGTCACTGCACGAAGAGGCAGAGATCATCGAAACCAACGGCATGCGGGGAACAGTAGAACACAACAAGGAACGGACGCGTGAAGGGCTGAAGCGGTCTTCCGGTTCGATCAAGCTTGCCTGCTCTCGTATGGTGCTGGATGCCCTGCTTCCTTATATTTGCGGAACGGAAGAGAGTACCAATGTTTTCGCCCTTGCAGACTCTTTACCCGAATTTGTGCTGATGGTCGATCGCGGGGCAAAGGTTTACACCTACTCCGGGTGTCGGATTGCGAAAGCCAACTTCAACGGCACCAAGGGAGATTTCCTCTACCTTGATCTCGACATCGAAGCCGAGACCGAGACTACAGGCGATGCCGGCTCTTTCCCTGTCTTGACGATGCCGACCGAAAAACCGTATCTGATGGCCGATGGTGTGTTGACTTTGGTCTCAGAAACCCGGGCATTCGAGAGCTTCAGCCTGACGATCGAAAACCGACTTAATACGGAACAGTTTGAAAACAACCTCACACGGTACGATATCCCGATGATCGATCGTGTGATCACACTGGCAACCGATCACCCCTGGTCGACTGATAATACAGATCTGCTGAAGCAGGCTCTGGACGGTGCTGCAGGAACAGCCGTGTTCACCAACGGAGCAGCTTCCGGTGATGTGCTGACATTCGCGATGGCTGCCATTCAATATGCGAATGTGACTCCGACGCACAATGCAAAGGATGTCACACGTCTACCACTGTCTGGCATGGTCCGCAGTTCGGGTACCACCAAGCCGTTGATTATTACGAATGCCCATTCGGCTTGATCGTCTGGATACGTGCTGCATAATTTTCTCTGCTGTTTTATTTAATTCTGATTTTTTGATAAGGAGACGCAATGGCGACACAGGCTTATATCGACGATGGATACACAGAACAGGGTTACTTGCAGGAAGTCAGAGGAATCCACCAGGCTTGTCGGTTTACCTATCGACCGGTCATGCCGGGAGACATGCGGGAAACTTTGCATCACTGGGCGGAGATCTCTGCTACTGAAAAAACAGAACGGATCTATGAAACGCTCCGCAAGCATCTGATCAAGTGGGATTTTGAGTACGATAAAAAAATACTGCCGATCGAAGTGGTTACCCTGGAACGACTGAAGCAGCCATTCGTCGACCGGATTTTTAATATCATCACTTGTTCTGACATTAGTGATGAGCGCAAGGATAAACAGGCCAGCGCTGAGGATGACGCAAAAAACTAGCGGACGGGGTGGAAGTGATGCTGTTCCACCCCGAAGTCGCTTTCCGAGATTGTAATCACTGCCTGGATTACCTGTATGACGAAAAAACTGGCAAAGTCAAAATGTTCCACGGCGAAGCGGTTGAACGTTTGCCTTCAGTGCCAGCTCCCTGCCATTGTAAGGGCTGTCCGAAAGGCACACCGGAAGATCAGAAAGTACTAAGTCCGAAAAATTTCCGGGCTTACCAGCATTGGAAAGAGTGTAAGGCAGTGGGGCAGTTCCCGAATGATGGACTGGTTAGATTCCACGCCTCAATCCTGCAGGATTTGCATGATCTGGCTGAGGAGCAACGCCGTAACAATTTCCTCGCAGCGATACTCGGGGGCAGGTAAGAGTCCAGGAGAACAGAAAGTCAATCAGGAGGGA